TATTTACAAAATTTAGACAAGGATCTAATTTATCTATTATATTTATATTTATTACTCTTGATATATCACTTGTTAATGCAGTTACATTTACTATATTATTTATAGTATAATAAAAATTATCACTTAAATCTAAGCCAAGAGGAATAATTTTTAAAGTATAATCACCTATATAAGATAAATCTATGAACTCTGATTTTCTATAAAAATCAACAGGTAAAAAAGAACCATCAATTATAACATTATTTGAAGAATTATTTAAATCTTTTATATCTATTTTAAATTCTGTATTATTTATAGTTAATTGAGTAAATAAATATTCCACAGGTTCAGAAGAACTTTTTAAATTTTGACTTAAATCAATAGTATTTCCAGCTACATTTGTTATAATTAGATTTTCATCTGTTGAATCTAAATTTATTGTATTTATAGGCTGATTAAAACCATATCTATTATATGATTTTGATAAATTTTCATTACACCACAAAATATTATAATTACTCAATATGGTACTATTTCTATTATTAACAGTTAATGAACTTGAATTTATATTTTTTAATCTCATACCATTTTCACTTGTTACATGAAAATCTGTTCCTCCTACATCATATTCGATATTATTTGATAAATAAAATTTTTGATTATTAAATATTATAGATGAATTATTTTTATTTTTAATATTATCATATCCTATAATATTTTTGTTTAAAGTTGATTTATTACTATTCATATAGGTGCTGTTTATTGTATAAAATTCACCATTCAATCCTATCTCAAATGGTAAATATATTTTATTTTTAGGATTATTATTATCAAATACATAGACTTTTATATTTTCAAAAAAATTATAATCATCTTGATATGTGTTTGTTGAAAGATCTATATTATTAGTATATGTATTAGAATTATCAAATAAATGTGTATTTCCTGATATTTCTATAAAAGGGCCATTGAATATCTCTACTAATCTATGTAATTCAATTATATTTTCTTCATAATCTTTTACATAATATGATATTATGAAATTAGGATTATTAAAATCTATATCTGATATATTCAATGGAGCATTTGATATTAATAAATTTGAGATATCATGCCCATATCTATCTATTATTTTATATGGTGGTTCTGGTTCTACATATGATTGATCTAAATTTAAAATGTATTTATTTTCATTAGATGAAAAATCAGTTGAAAACACATTTTTCCTTTGATTATATAAATTGTTTATTGGTGTAAGTGTTCCTTTATTATTAACAGTATCAGAATCAGTGCAAAATGTAGTATAATATAATTCACTTGATAAATCATAATGAGTGCTATTTATTAAATTAAATAAATGAATTTTTGCTACAAATTCATTATCATTAGCTAAATTATTAGGATTATCAACTATAAATCGTATAGCATTATAATAATAATTATATGTATTATATGGTGATGGTAAATTAGATATACGAATATCTGATTTATGCAGTATTCCAGTTCTATCATAAGTTTCATCAACATAAATATTTAAATTTGAATCAGAATTATTTATTATTGTAATCGGATAATTTTGATCTACATTAAATATAACATATGAACCATCATATATACCATAATCTAATTCATATAAAATATCTAGTGCTTCTGAACTTCCATGATTATTTAAATTAAATTCATAATATTTTAAATTACCAGCATTAGCACTTGTATCTAATTTTGCTTCTGAAACATTATTTAAACATTCCCTACCATCATTTATTAATACATTTACTATTTCTCCTTCACCCTCTGCTATATAAATACAAAATGTGTTATAATTAAAAATATTGGAATTAGATACATCACTTGTTATTCCAAAAAATGGATATGATTTTGCTGATATTTTTTTTGATGGAAAAGTTGTTTCATAATTATCTCTTACACTTAAACTTATATCACCATAATAATATCTTGTATCATTTGAATCAACTAATATTTCTAAGCTACCTGATACAGATTGAAGTGATATATCTTGATATATGATTTTACTTACATCAGTATTAGCAGCACAATCCGGTATTTTGAAAGTAAAACTATCATCTTTATCATATAAAATTAATTCAGAATAAGAATAAGAACTACCATCATTTTTCTTAGCAAATTTTATTACATCTCCACTAATAGAAAAGGGATCTATATTACAAAAATCTGTTGTTGCTATGAATTTATATTCCATATTTGTCATAAAATAAAAATTGTCACCACTATTAGTCAATCCTGTTGCTAAATTTGAACCACCTGATATATTTATTAAATTAAAACATTCATCATAAAATCTAAAAAAATCACTATTTGAAAAACTTAGATCATTATTTTTACCTACATAAATTTTTATAGGACTATTATATGACACATCATAATAAATTAAATTTGATAAAGCAGTATCACTTGTAAAACCAATTGGATATTTTTTTGGAATATTTGTTATTGAATAAATATTAGTGCCACTTGTTTTATATAAACCATAACTTGTATCTATTACATTATTTATTCCATTCAAAATATAAGCATTATCAGTTATTCCATTATTAGATATTTCAATAGAATTATTTATTTTTAAACATATATTACTCATTTAATAATATACTTTATTATAAAATATGTAATTATAAATATTTAATGTATTTTTTTTATTTTAACTAAAATTGATAAAAAATTTATTTAAAATCATAACCACATATAAATATATATGACAAGTAAAAATAATGAACTTTCAAAAAAGTATCAAAAAAAAACCGATAAGGAACATGTATTAGATAATCCAGATACTTATATTGGTTCAATTGAAAATATATCTAATGATTGTTATATTTATAATCAAGATCAAAAAAAAATTATTCAAAAAACCATCAGTTATATTCCTGGTTTGTATAAACTATTTGATGAAGGAATTGTTAATTGTAGAGATCATACTATTAGAATGAATCAATTAATTCAAGATTATCCTGATGAAAAAAATTATCCTGTAACAAATATTAATATATCTATTGAAGATGATGGAATTATCACATTATATAATGATGGTAATGGTATAGATGTCTCTATCCACCCAGAATATAAAGTTTGGATTCCAGAAATGATATTTGGTCATCTTAGAACTTCCACTAATTATGATAAAAATGAAAAAAAGATTGTTGGAGGGAAAAATGGCTTCGGTTTTAAATTAGTTTTAATATGGTCTAAATGGGGTAAAATTGAAACCGTTGACCATAAAACTGGTAAAAAATATGTTCAAGAATTTCATGATAATCTTAACACTATTGATAAACCTAAAATCACTAAATCTAAAAGCAAACCATATACATCTGTCAGTTTTAAACCTGATTTTGAAAGATTGAAAATTAATGGATTTGATGATACTTTTAAACAATTATTACTTCGTAGAATTTATGATATTGCTGCTGTTACTGATAAAACCATTAAAGTTAAATATAATTCTCAACAATTAGAGGTTAAAAACTTTATGAATTATATTGATTTATATATTGGTGATAAAAATGAAACTGAAAGAATTTATGAACAACCCAATAATAGATGGGAATATGCTGTATGTTTAGCTCCTAATGAAGAATTTACACAAGTTAGTTTTGTTAATGGAATCTTTACTTCAAAAGGTGGAAAACATGTTGATTATATTGTTAATCAAATCGTTCGTAAAATTACTGCTTATATAAAAACAAAAAAACATATTGATGTTAAACCTGCTTCTATCAAAGAACAATTGATGATTTTCCTTAATTGTACTATTGTTAATCCTGCGTTTGATAGTCAAACCAAAGATTATCTTAATAGTGCTGTTGCTAACTTCGGTTCTACTTGTGAAGTTGGCGATAAATTCGCCGAAAAACTCGCTAAAATGGGTGTTATGACCACTGCATGTAGCATTACAGAAATTAAAGATAATAAAGCGGCCAAAAAAACCGATGGATCCAAAGTTAAAAATATTCGCAATATTCCTAAGTTAGTTGATGCTAATTTTGCTGGAACTAGTAAATCATCTGAATGTACTATTATCTTATGTGAGGGAGATTCAGCCAAATCTGGTATTATTTCTGGATTATCAAGAGAAGATAGAAACTATATTGGTGTATATCCTATGAAAGGTAAAATGTTTAATGTTAGAGGAGAAACTGTATCCAAAATTTCTGACAATAAAGAAATTACTGAAATTAAACAAATTATTGGACTTGAACACGGTAAAAAATATACTAATGCTGATATTAAAACCAAACTTCGTTATGGTAAAATTTTGTTTATGACCGATCAAGATTTAGATGGAAGCCATATTAAAGGTCTTGGTATTAATATGATTGATAGTGAATGGAAATCTTTAATTCAAATTCCTGAATTTATTGGTTATATGAATACTCCTATTTTAAAAGCAACAAAAGGTAAAGAGTTGGTTGAATTCTATAATAATGGTGAATTTGAAGAATGGAAAAAAAAGCAGGACATTAATAAATGGCATATTAAATACTACAAGGGTCTTGGTACAAGTACAAGTAAAGAATTCAAAGAATATTTCCAAAATAAAAAGATTGTTAATTTTACCACTTCTGATAATTGTTCTGATGTTATTGATATGGTATTTAACAAAAAACGAGCTAATGACCGCAAAAAATGGCTTTCTATTTATGACCGTAATGCTTACTTAAATACAAGCAAAAAATCTGTTACATATGAAGAGTTCATTGATAATGATTTACGCCACTTTTCCAAATATGATAATGACCGTTCTATTCCTAACTTAGCTGATGGTTTAAAAATCAGTTTAAGAAAGATTTTATATGCTGCTTTCAAAAAGAACCTTAATAATGAAATTAAAGTCGCACAATTTAGTGGTTATGTATCAGAACATTCTGGTTATCATCACGGTGAAGCTAGTTTAAATGGTGCTATTGTTGGATTAGCTCAAAATTTTGTAGGAACTAACAACATCAACTTATTTAAACCCAAAGGTCAGTTCGGAACTAGGTTGCAGGGAGGGAAAGATTCTGCATCTGAAAGGTATATCTTCACACACTTAAGCAAAATTACACGCGCTTTATATCCTGAAATTGATGATAAAATATTAACTTATCTGGATGATGATGGTGATATTGTTGAACCTATTCATTATATTCCAATTATTCCTATGATACTTGTTAATGGAACAAAAGGTATTGGAACTGGTTTTAGTACTGATATTATGTGTCATAATCCTGTTCAAATTATTGAATACTTACAGAATATGTTAAAGAATAAAAAAGAACTTGGTGTTATTGAACCTTATTATAGAGGTTTCACTGGAAAAATTATTCCTTGTGATAATACTAATAAAAAATATATAATCAAAGGCGTTTATGAACTTTTAAATAAAGATAAAATTAAGATTACAGAATTACCAATTGGAACTTGGACACAAGATTATAAAGAATTTCTTGAAAGTCTTATTAACTCTAAAACTAAAAATCCTTATATTAAAGATTTTACTGATATGTCAACTGAATCTAATGTTGAATTTATCGTTCAATTTAATCCTGGTGCTATTAGTAAACTTTTATGTCAAAAACACGATTTAGGTTTAGAGGGTATTGAAAAATATCTTAAATTATATACTACACAATCTACTACTAATATGCATTTATTTAATGAAAAAGAACAACTTAAAAAATATAACAATATTTATGAAATTATTAAAGAATATTATAGTATGCGTCTTGAATATTATAATAAGCGTAAGCTTTATCTTATTCATAAACTTACAAAAGAGCTGAAAGTATTAAGTAATAAAGCCAAATATATTAAAAATACATTAGATGATAAAATTGATTTAAGAAAGAAATCAAAAGAAACTATTGATAATTTATTAGAGAAAATGAAATTTGATAGAGATATAGATACTAATAATTTCAATTATTTAATTAAAATGCCAATGGATAGTGTATCAGAAGAAAATGTTAATAAATTATTAAAGGAACATGGTAATAAAGAAGCAGAATTAGATAAAATAACTAATTCTAAAATTGAAACTTTATGGTTAAATGAATTGGTAATTCTTAAAAAACTTTATAATGAATTTTTAGAAGAAGATAATGAAACTACTAAAAAAAAAAAATGAATATTTTGTAATTATTAATTATTATAAAATTTTTTTAATAAATAGAATTTTTTTGAATCGCGAATTTTTTTTACTTTATATTTTTTACTTGATTCATTATATATTATAAACGAATTATTTATTATATAATCTAATGTTTCATTTAATAAAATATTATCTACATATTGTTCTGGTAATTTTCTATATTCCATATTAGTTATTTTATAATTTGCTTCGTATTTTTTTGTTTTATCAATTTCACGCTTATTTTTTTTATGATGTTTATTAAATTCATTTGATATAGCAGTATAAACATAATTTCCAAATGAAGCACCTGCCAAATTATTATATTTATATATACATTTATTCATAGTAATCATACCTAATTGTACAAAATCATCATAATATAAATTATTTATTTTATTATTATTACAATATTTATTAGCTAAATGATAAATCAATTTCATATTGTTTTTTATAATAATTTCATTCGTTAGTGTTGGATGTAACGGATGAAATATTTTTAAACTTAAAATAAATAAACTTATCACGAGCATTTTATTATTTATTAAATTAGTTATTAAATTATTTTTTTTATAATTATCAATTTTTTTTAAAACCATGGTTTTTGTTCCAATGTTTTATTTGTTTTATTTGAATATAAAGGTGCTGACATAGGCATATGCATTCTGCTTGAATCTTCTTTATATTTTAAATATGCAATTGCTTCATTTAATACTTTTGGAACAGCATAATTTAATACAAGATTGTTTAATTCTTCTACTTGTTCTCTTATATTTGTGTCTAAATTTTTTGAATTTTGAAAAAATATACTTCTCATAATTGTTACTAATTGATCTGTTGGTTGATTATCTATTACAATTTTACCATTTGATTTATCACTTACTCCTTTTTTTAAACCATTTTGTATTATTTCTATGTTTTGATTTGAAAAAAATGTATTTGATAAATTGGTTTTTTCAAATACTCCTGTTAAACTATTTGAATAATCTGTTCTTGTATTTAATGGTATTTTATCCATCATTGAAAATTTAGTTGAAATATTAGGGCCCATTATATTTATTTTTCCATTATTGTTGTTATAATTCATTATATTATTAATATAATAATATATTTTTATTAATATTTATAAAATAATATAATTTATTATTATATATAAAAAATGAATAGTTTTAACAATTCTGTCTTAACTATTGCAACTATTATTTTATTAATAGCATTAATATTAGTTGGTTTATTTTTAGCTAAAACTATGTTTGAAGATTCTTATCCTCCTATTATTTCTGATTGCCCTGATTATTGGGATGTTGATCATGATGGTAATGATAATGTTGTTTGTAAAAAAAATAAAATAAATACTGGTAGAGGAGGAGCACAAAATGATCGCTGTAATAACTATCCTGTTTCTTCTTTTTCTGGTTCTGATAAAAAAGGTATTCTTTGTGAAAAATACAAATGGGCAAAACAATGTAATATTACTTGGGATGGTGTTACTAATAATAATAAAGCTTGCATTAATTAAATTATAATTTTGTTAATAATTATTATTAATATTATATAATAATAATAATAATGTCTTTCATTAAAACAGATTCAGATAAAAATATACAATATACAGACTTTAATTCTGAATTAAGGCCATGGAAATTATATACTACATCACTACATCATGATACAGGACTTTATACAGATCCATCTTATATTGATCCAACAAAAGGTGGAACTGCTACTTCTAATCCCTTTGTAATTGAAGCTAGTGGAGGTAATATTAATTTCTATACTAATCCTGGTTATAATATGAATTTTTATGGTGATGCTTCATTTGCAAATAATGTTCATTTTAAAGGTAATGTTGCTTTTGATAATTATGTTTTAACTGTTCCTACTTATGATGTTTTAGTTTCATATGATAATGATGCTTCATTCGGTAAAGCTCATATTAGAGACTCTTTAAAAGCTTCTGACTTTTTTGAAGTTGCTAATAATAAAGTTGAAATCAGTTCTAATTCTGTTTTATCTATACCTGGAATACTTGATATTTGTGATAATGTTACTATTAATTCTAAATTAAATGTTAAAGATATTAGCTTATCCGGACATATTATTCCTACACTTGACGAAACATATGATATAGGAAGTTCTACACATAAAATTAGAGATATATATTTGAGTTCTGGAACACTTTATATGGGCACCTCTGGAACTACACCCGTGCCTGTTATTAATTTTGATGGTAATACACCCAGATTTACTGGTGTTGTTGAACAACCATCTAATATAGATACTTTAGCTAAATTTTCCAATATGGAAATTAGTGGTAATATCTTAATCAAAAATACTAATAAAAAATTAACTGTATTATCTACTGCCGATATTAGCTATGCTGATATTAGCTATTCTGCTATTTCCAAATTAAAAGTTGGTGTAGGAAGTGATGCTTATATTTTACCACAAACCAAAGGTAATACGGGTGAGGTTTTGAAATTAGCTTCAGGAACACCTTATCAATTAGAATGGGGTACTACATTTTCATCTAATTGGACTAAAAATGGTAACAATATTCACTTTCCTACTTATAATGTTGGAATTAATACTGATACTCCTTCTGAAACATTTGATGTTAGTGGAGCTTCTGTTTTAAATAATCTTAAGATTAGTAATGCTGCTGATGCTGGTTGGGGTTGGACTGCGGGTGAAGGAGAAATTGTATTAGGAAGAAAAGCAGTTTTTAATAACACTTCTTGGTTTTTAAGACATGATAATACAGGTGATACTTACTTAAATGCCGCATCAACGCGAAAATTATATTTTAATATTGGTAATTCTACAAAAACCGCATTAACTTGGGAAGGAAATTTTGGAATTGGACTTACTAATCCTACTAAAAAAATAGAAGTTATTGGTGATATTAGTTGTTCTAATATTATTTCTATTGGTTATGATAAAAATAGGACATCTCATATAGGTAAAGTAGCAATAGGTTTTGCTGGAATTTATAATTTTGCTTCATTTAGTCATATAAAAAATTGTAGTGATATAAGTTATGCTTTTGGACAAATGTTTACTGGAGAAACTACAATAAATTCCCCACATTTAATTAATTTTAAAATCAGTAATTCTCCTAAAATGATATTATTAAATAATGGTAATTTTGGTATTGGAACTCAACAACCAACAGCAAAACTTGAAGTAGTAGGTGATGTTTCTTGTGCTTCTATAAATGCTAACAATTTTAATACTTCTGATATATGTTCTAATACACTCTATACAAATAAGATTTATTCTAAAACTACAAATTCTGATATTAGTATATGTGGAAAACTTGATATTAGTGGTGATGCTTTATTTAATAATAAACTTGAAGTTAATGATGATGCTTCATTTAATAGCAAACTTGATGTTAGTGGTGATTTTATTACAGGACATTTAAAAATTGTTAATAAAAGTAGTATTCCTGGTTGGGAAGGTTCAGAAGGTATTGTTTTAGGACTTAAAAATAATTTAAATAATACTAATTACTTTATTAGACACGATGCTAATGGAAAAACATTTTTCAATTCAGCAGCAGGTAAATCAATAGATTTTAAAATTAATGCCATAGATAAAATGAAAATTACCGAAACTGGAAGATTAGGTATAGGAATAAACAGTCCACAAGCGTTATTACATGTCAATGGTGATGCTTCATTTAATGGGGCTATTTCTGCTGCGTATGATACAAATACAACATCATATTTAGGTAGAGTAGCAATTGGATATGTAGGTCATGGTGATTATGCAGGAATAGCTCATATAGATAGTAATAATACATCAAGTTATGCTTTAATTCAAAGCACACAAGGTGTTACAATATTAAACGCAGCAGATACAAAATATATAGATTTAAGAATAAATAATAGCACTAAAGTAAGATTAGCTAGTAATGGTAATTTAGGTATTGGAACTGAACAACCAACAGCAAAACTTGAAGTCATTGGTGATATTAGTTGTTCTGGTATTGTTTCTATAGTTGGTGATATTAGTTGTTCTGGTATTATTTCTATGGGTGGTGATCTTTCTATAAATGCTCTTTCAGTTGCATATGATACAAATAAAACTAGTTATTTTGGTAGAGCTGCTATAGGTTATAACACACAACATTCTGATTGGGCTTCTTTTGCTCATATTGATAGTAATGCGGGAACTGATTATGCTTTAGTGCAAGATTCACTTGGAACTACTGCTGTTAATGCCGCTGCTACTAAATCTATTGATTTTAGAATTAACAATTCTAATAAAATGAAATTAACAACATCAGGAAATCTTGGTATTGGAACTGATACTCCTAGTAAAAAATTACATGTAACTGGAGAAATTTTATCTACATCTGCTCTTTCAGCTGCTTATAATACTAATACTACTTGTTATTTAGGGAAAGCCGCTGTTGGTTGGAATAATATTGATACAAATTCTGCTTGTTTTACACACGTCAATTTCATCAATAATACAGATTATGCTTTATTACAAACTGATGCTGGTGCTACTAATTTGAATACTAAAGGTGATCAAGATTTATATTTTAATGTTGGTGCTGATAATAAAATGATTATGAAATATAATGGTAATATCGGTATTGGTCTTAATAATCCAACTAAAAAATTAGAAGTAATTGGTGATGCTTCATTCTCTGGTTCATTAAATATTAAAAACTTCAGTGTTAATGATATATGTTGTAATAATGAACTTTATACTGATAAAATTTATCCTAAAACAACTAATTCTGATATTAGTATGTATAGTAATCTTGATATTAGTGGTTATATTTCTGCTGCTAATGATACTGATATTACATCATATTTAGGTAAGGCTACTATTGGGTATATTAATAATCTTTATGATTATGCTACTTTTAGTCATACTGACTGTGCTATTAATACAGACTTTGCTTTATCACAAGATAATAGTGGTAGCACTTTTATTAATGCTAAACTTGATGAAAAAATAGCGTTTCAACATAATGGTTCTACTAAAATGGTTATTAATAATAGTGGTCTAGGAATTGGTTTAACTAATCCTACAAAAGAATTAGAAATATTGGGTGATATTAGTTGTAGTGGGGCTTTAAATTGTAATGGTAATATACAAACTGATGGTCTTCTTACTACTACCAGCACAGCTATTTCTGCTAAAGTTCTTTCACCATTAATAGAAACACAATCAGTTACATTTATAACAGGTCGTCATATGAATTTTTCAAGATACTATGAAATAGCTGCTAATACAACCACAGGTGTTTTGAAATTTTTACGCAGTTCTACAACCAATACTTGGAGAAGTGCTATTATGACTATTTTAGAAGTAGATTGTGTCCCTGCTGGAACAAATAAAGGCGGAGGACAATGGCTTGGTGGATTTTCTTACAATTTTAATAGTGATGGCACAAGAACTGTTGAAAGTTCTTATATTACCAAGACAAGTAGTAGTGTTCCATCATCAGGAGGACAAGTTGATTTATCATTTGTAAATATTAATACTAGTAGCCAACCTGGTGGTGTAGGATTAAAAATACAAAATTTAGATACATCTGAAACTGTATATGTTAGATTAGTAATAGAATTTAATGCTCTTGATATATTTACTATTGATGACACAGCTTTTTAGATTAATTGATAAATAAGTTATTCATACAATATTTAAGAAGAATTATTATTTATAAAAATATAAGTTTAGAAAAAAAATTATATTTTTATATATATTTTGATGAAGCAATTTAATAAGAAATCACATTGGCATTTTTATTGTGATAAAATTTTGACTAATAGTGGTGAATTTTTTGTTAATGATAATACTGAAGTTAGTGGAAATTTTATTCTTAATAAAGATGCATCATTTCATGATGTTGTTGATATTAGCAATACATTAAGAGTTGGTTATGATAAAGATATTACTTCATATTTAGGACATACTGCAATAGGTGGACATTCAGGAGCATCTGGACATGCTGTATTTGGACATATGGATATTATTAATGGAACTAATTATGCACTTAAACAAACTGCCGCAGGTAATACATATATTAATGCCAAAGCTTTACAAAGTATTCAATTTAGAATAGGACATAATACTGAAATGATGAGAATAACTACTAATGGTAAAGTTGGTATTGGTATGAGTAATCCAGTTAAATTATTAGAAGTTGATGGGGATGTTTCTGCTGCTGCATTTTATGGTGATGGAAGTAATTTAACTGGTGTCGCTGCTGAATTACCATCTCAAACATCTAATGCAGGAAAACTTTTAACTACTAATGGCTCATCTGCTTCATGGGCGACTGATGTTTCATTGTCCAATTTAGATATATCTGCTTCTCTTAAAGGTGTTACTGCCACTTTTACTGGTGCTGTTGAAGGAACTACTGCCACTTTTACTGGTGCTGTTGAAGCAGCCAAAGATACTAATACTAAAAATTATTTTGGTAGAACTGCAATAGGTTATTTCGGTCATACTGATTGGGGTGGTGTATCTCATGTTGATAATGCTACTGCTAATAATTATGCTATAATACAAAATAGTGAAGGTAAAACATTAATTAACAGTACAGCTAATAATTATATTGATTTTAGAAACGCTAATAATCGCAAAATGACAATGACATCAGCTGGTAAATTCGGTATTGGAATTACTAATCCTTCCACATTATTACATGTTGATGGTGATGCTACAATTAATGAAAATTTGGGTATTGGACTTACCAACCCAGATGTATCATTTGAAGTAATTGGTGATATTTCTTGTTCTGGACGTATTGATGCTACTGGTGGAATTGATGTCGGTAATAGTGCTATAAAACATATACTTTTTGGTGGTGATAATGCTTCTAGTAATAATGAGAGAGGTTTATATTGGCATACTAATAATACTAATTATGGTATTTATAGAACATCAGGAGCATGGAGTGCTAATGCTTATCAACAGTTAATGATTAAGTGGAGAACAGGTATTATAATAAATCCTGGTGGTGGTGAAAGTTTTGATAAATCACATTTGGGTATAGTAGGTGGTGTTTCAATTGGAACAACTTATTATTCAACTAAAAGTGATAATAATTTATTAGTAGAAGGTAAATTAGGAGTTGGATTAACTAACCCTACTAAAAAATTGGAAGTTGTTGGTGATGTTTCTTGTTCTGGTATTACTGCCAATGGTGATGTTTCATTAAACAGTAATGTTACTATTTTAAATAACTTACATGTTACATCTGGAACTTCTGGTGATTGTAAATTAATTTTAGAAGCAGATACAGATGATAATAATGAAAATAATAATCCTATGATAATCTTTAAACAAGATGGTGGTAAAGAAGAATCAGCAATTCATCATGTTGAAAACATATTACATATATCTAATTGTGTCGCAGAAGGTGGTATAGTTTTTAATACAGGAACTAACAATGCTGGTTATACAAATGCTATTGAAAGAATGAGAGTAGATAGAACGGGCAAAATTGGTATTGGAACCACAGCTCCACAAGGATTATTACATATATCATCTGGAACTTCAGGCGATTGTAAATTAATATTAGAATCAGATACAGACAATAATAATGAAGGAGATAATCCTATGATAATATTTGAACAAGATGGTGGAGAACAACAAACTCTTATAGGAAAATCAGATAATTTATTGGTAATACAGAATGCTGCTGCAGGTGGTGTATCACCTGATATTGCTTTTTCAACAGGAACAGGCGGCAGTGGATATGCTAGTTCTACAGAAAGAATGAGAATTCTTGCAGGAGGTAATATTGGTATTGGATTAACTAACCCTACTATAAAATTTGAAGTTGTTGGTGATATTAGTTGTTCTGGTGATATTAGTTGTTCCGGTGCTTTTTCTGCTGGTTATGATACTGATATTACATCATATTTTGGTAGAGCGGCTATTGGTTTTGTTGGTAATTTAGGAACTTTTTCACATGTTGATTCTAATACTGGCACGACTTATGCATTAGGACAAAATTCCGCTGGCAATACTTATATAAATACCGCAAGTACAAAATTCATTGCTTTCAGAGTTAATAATACAGATAAAATGAGATTAGATGCTGATGGTGATTTAGGTATTGGATTAACTAACCCTACTAAAAAACTTGAAGTTGTTGGTGATATTAGTGCTTCTGGTGGAGTTACTGTTAATAGTGACTCATCGTTTAATGCACAAGTTGATGTTAGTGGTGTTCTTAAATTTGGTAATTCCGCGACACAAAACACTTTACCAACCAATAGAGGAAGTAGTGGTCAATTCTTAAAAACTGATGGCGCAGGTGCATTAAGTTGGGCTGCTGGTGGTGGTGCATTTACTATTACAAATGACGCAATTGAATCAAATACAACAGGAACCGATGTTAATACTACTAGTGGAACACCAAGTATATCTATTGGACCTAATTGTGGTAATTCAGGACAAGGTATAAAAGCAATTGCAATGGGTTATGAAGCAGGAAAACTAAATCAAGGTGCTCATTCTGTTGCTATTGGTTCTGGGGCTGGTTGGACGACACAAGATGCTTCATCCGTAGCTATTGGACCATATGCAGGACACACAGCACAAGGATTAAGAAATGTTGCAATTGGTGCTTTAGCAGGAAGACATTATCAAGCATCCGATAGTGTTGCTGTTGGTTATAAAGCAGGCGAAACACAATATACTGGTTGTGTTGCTATTGGCGAGGGAGCCGGGCAAGAAGGACAGAGAACACGTAGTGTAGCAATAGGACAGAGTGCTGGCAGAAAAAATCAAGGTAAAGATAATGGTTATGCTATTGCAATAGGTGCAAATGCTGCCTGCGACGCTGGCACAGATAAAGAACAAGCAGCATATGCAATTGCTATTGGCCACTATGCAGCATATTCTAATCAAGGAACTGGTTCCATAGCTATTGGACGTGGAGCAGGTTATGAAAATCAAAGTGATAATTCTATTGTAATAGATGCAACAAATAGTTGGGCAGGTCTTAATGTTGATTATGATTCAGGCTCAAGTAGATTTTATGTAGCACCTATACGAGAAGCAACTGGTGATGAGTATTTAGGTTATAATACAACAACTAAAGAAATTACATGGTCTGATGGCGCACCATCTGATGATAGATTAAAACATAATGAAGTTGATATAACCAATGGATTATCAATTATTAGACAACTTAAACCACAAAAATATCAAAAAACAAGAAAAATGTATCCAGCTGATTACACAGGTGATATTAGCGGTGAATGGAGATGGGAAACTGGAGTAATAGCACAAGATATATTACAAATTAATGATATTAGTTTTGTAGTTGTAGGTGGTCATAATTCTAAACAATCAGTAAGAGATAGTTCAGGAAAAGTTATTAGTGATACAAGCGATCCTTCTAACATATGTAATTTAGAAATTGATATATCTACTAATTATGGTGTAAAATACAATAATATTTTCACATACAATATAGCTGCTACAAAAGAATTAGATGCAATAGTAACAGAATTAAGTAATAATTTATTAGCTGCAAATAATAAAATAACAACATTAGAACAAGAAAATGTAACTATAAAAGCAGCATTAAATACATTATTAACAGCAGCAGGACAAAATACTATATAAATCTTATTTAATTATAAAAAAATGATATAATATAATAACCATTATTATATTATATGTTAATTTCTGAAAATATTAGTGAAATAATTAGTAAATACATACTAACAATAAATAATTTTACAAAATTTTTTTTTAACAATATTACTGTATATAAAAATGTTTCATATATAGAAATTTTATATATTAAAGGTCTTACATTAATTCATAACATCTATAATATATCATTATTATATTTAGATAATCTTGTAGATATTTACAATATTAGTGAAAAAGGTTATGTATATTATATTGAATTTGTTAATCAAATTAATTTATCAAGTAATTATGAATCCAATTTTGATTTAACTTTAAAAGATGCTATTATTTTTAGTTATAAAAAAACGGTATTTACATTAGATAATAAAATTATTACAGAAAATAATGATTATGTTAAAAATAAAATTAGTATTACTAATAAACTTATTTTCATAATTAATAAATTAAATATTATTAATAATTACAATATTTATTATTCATTCGATAATAATTTATTTAAAAAATATAATTCTTCTGATAATGATAATAAAAATTTATTAGAAAATATTAATAAACAATTACAAGAAAATAATAATGATCTTAATAAAATGATAAAAAAAATTATTAATAGTTTGGAAATAAATACTTTATTATATGAAAATATATCTATTGTTGAATCATATTTAGATAATATGAATGTATTTTTACAAGTTATTTGTAACTATTTTGATAATAAAAATAATACAGATAATAATATTTATATTAATTTTACTAAAAATTTTTTTAGCTTTTTTGAAAAATATATTGGTAAAAAAATATATACAAAAAAAATATTTTATGAAACCTCAATTGATACGGATTTTTTTATGAATATTAGCAATAATACTTTTACGCCTGTTTTAAATACATTTAAATGATTTATTTTACATAAATATGTTTTCTTCTTAATTTACTTGATATTTTTGTTTCTTTTTTTATAGTAGTATCTATTATACTTGTCATTATATTAATATATTCATCTGTTAATATAGATTTTATATATTCATATACTAATAATAAAACATCTTCACAGCATTTTCCTACTATTAAAATACTTCCTGTTCTAAATATCATATAAGAAATCTTTAATATATTATTATTTTTTTCAATAGTTTTTAAATTTAATGTTTTACTTATCCCTTCATTTTTTGTAGTATCATAATAATAAACACATTGAATTCCTGGATATGAACACGGATCATAGCATGCATTTATATTATATTTATGTCTAAGTATATTAAATAATTTTTCTCTATTTATGAAAAATCCACAATTAAAATTTGAATTTATTAATACATTTTCTGTTTTATCTTTTAAATAAACTATATCTTTATTTGTTATTTCTTTTAATATAGTTATTAATTTTTCTAGAACAATTTTTAACATATCATCATTCTGTAGTCCTGGAATTTCTAATTTTCCTGTATTAAATACTTTTACATGAATTTCTTTAAAATTATTATTATATAAAATCCGGAAAGTTAGAACAAAACAATTGTAAAACGCACTTTTCTGCTTTGTTCGTGAAAACATTAAATCCTTTTTGCATATACCTATACTTATTTTTCTTATATGTTTATATTTTATACGACCATTTGGATTATCTATATGATTTATTATTTTACAAGTATTATATGTCTCTTTCTCTAATCTTTCATCTATGAGTTTTACCTGTTCTCTATCTAGTGATGAAATTTTTACTTGTTTCTTGATTATGCCTTCTGATTGTTTATCATAATCTGTTATTGGAACTTTCCAAAATATATCATATATATCAAATTCAACATTTAGATATACAATCTTCGTTTTCGTTGAGATATATATCTCACCGCATTTAGGAATTTTAGAAATATCTACTCTTTCTATGTTTCTATTGGCATCTTCCAAATCTTCTTTTTCATCTTCTTCTTTATTATCTAAAAAATTATTCCATTCTTCGTCTAATGACATTTTAAGTATAATTTCTTATTTATTATATTTTTTTCATCAATTGTTTTTAAATTCTTTTTTAATATTTTTTTAAAATTATTTAAAAAAAAATATTATTTTTTTATTTTTCTATTATAATTAAACAAAAATGCTCTCTCTTCTTAAAGAAGATACAAAAACAACTGTTACTTATAGTAATAAAATTGAAGAAATAGAAAATTCTATTACAAAAAATTATAATATTAAATATAATTCCAATAAAAATAATGATAATGAGTATAGCTTAAATACTCATATATTTAATCCTACTAAAAATTCTCCTCCTAATGACTGGCAAAATAGACTTCGTAAAAGAATTAATTATTTACACTTTAATGACACTGACATTAAAGAATAAAAATTTCTATTTATTTTCATAATCTTTTATTATAAAATAAATATAACTCGAACACAAATCATTATTATCTATATTATGAACTATTAATTCCAATTCTTTTATTATTTCTTTTTCCGTCAAAATATCTTTGTGGTTTAAAATATAATTTATGTAATTTTTTATTATCAACGATTTATTTATATTATATTTATCCTCTATTGTATTTAATAATTTATTAAATCCTGATATATCGCTTGATTTATTTACATTATATATTTCTTCATATGTTGTATCATCTAATATATTTATCTTGTTAAAAATATTTGATTGAATGTAATTTATCATACTTCTTATATCTGAATCATAGTAATCTATTATATTATTTAATGTCTTCTTTGATATTGTATCTATCTTTTCATTTACAATTATATTGTTTAAGTAATTAAAAATATCCTTCTCCCTTAATTTATTAAATCGCACTTTTACAAATTCATACTGTAAAGCATAATCTATTTTGCTTATATAATTACAAATTAAACAGTATTTTATATTTTCATTATATTCTTGAATTAAACATTTTAATGCTTGCTGTGCTATCCTCGTCATATAATCTACCTCATCTAATATTACAAATTTTGTTCCTTTTGAAAATAAATTGTCTGAATTTACAAAGTTATATATATTATTTCTAATTATATCTATTCCTCTCTCGTCTGAAGCATTTAAATGAATTGTTAATGTTTTACTTTCTTCACCATTCATTTTTTGATATTTGTTTATTAAATTTATTATTGTTGTCGTCTTTCCTATACCTGGTGGTCCGTGAAATAATAAATTTGGAAAGCTTTTATTTTTTAAGATATTTTCAAACAATAGTTTATTGTGTTCATCTAATATTATATCTTCAAATTCCGATGGTCTATATTTTTCACTCCACGGACTTGTTAAATTATTCATTCTATACTAATAGTTAAAAAAATTTTTAAATCTTATTTTTAATATTAATTATATATAAGATATGGCGTATTCTAAAAAAAATAGTTTTAGCAAAAAAAGAAAGACAATTAGAAGAAATATGAAAGGTGGTGGTCCAAATGAAGATTTAATTGATGCTGCTAAAAAAGGTTATGTTGATGCAGTAAAATTAGCTCTTGGTGCTGGTGCAGATGTTAATACAGAAAGCACAAATGGTAATACGGCGCTTCATATTGCGAGTTATTATGGTCATCTTGGTGTCGTAACAGCGCTTCTTGAAAATGGTGCAAAAGTTGATGAGACAAACGATGTTGGCTGGACGGCGCATGATTTTGCGAGTAGTGAGGGTCATGTTAAAATCGTAGGATTGCTGCTCGGAGTGCGTATCGAGCAGCTTAAAAAAAAATCACAAACATCTAAGAAAAAGTCAGCAAAGTCATCAGGACCAAGTCTATATACAATAGAGGAAGAAGCAGAAGAAGAACTTGATGATAGAAAACCTTATAAAAGTGCAAGCGGCAAAAAAAAACGGAAATCAAAAAAATCAAAACGCACAAAGCGTAAAACCAGAAAAAACAAATAAATTTTAAATCTAATAATTATTTAAAATTTATCATAAAATTTTGAGAGATTATTCACATTCTTGCGCTTCTAACCATTTTTTGTGTATTCCTGATTTTTCGTGCTGACCTTTATGAGATGCTGTATATTTTCCACCACACGGACAATTGAATTTTTCTCCTTTATGTGCTTTTATTTTAGCTTCATTTTTTTCTCTATATTCTTTATCTTTTTCTTTTTTATGATCGGCATTATCTTTTCTCCACTTTTTACAATAAGTGTGTTTATAATCTTGTAATTCTTCTTTTGTTCTATGTGCTTTTTTCATATTCATTTTCGCATCTAATTCTTTTCTCCATTTTTCTTCTATTTTGCTTGCTTCATTATCTGTTTGTATTGTTTCATCACATTCTTCAATACATATCATATTCCAATTTTCCCAACCTCCGTATTCTCTAATTATTTGATACTTAAGTTGGTTATGTCCTTCTTTGTGTGGATATCTAGATGTTGCCCTATGTTTTTCTACTCTTTTTTTCCAATTGTATGTTGAACCAACATAAATTTCTTTGCATTCTTCTTGGTTTTTACATTCTAATTTGTATATTAAATATTTTCTCATACTTAATAAAATTAAATTTTTATTTTTATATCAATTTTTTTATTTCTTTAGAAACTTTAGAAAATTTTGAGAGAAAGATTTTTAAATATATATTAAAAGTATTTAAATCTGTAATGTAAAAAATACTATAAAATGACTGATGTAGTTACTTATTTGTCTCAGTTTCCTAAGAGAAAAGGAAGGAAACCTAAACAATGGCACGATGCTATGAAAAAATATATGGATATTTCCAATAACTCTGAATTGTGTGATTTGAGTAACCATATTTTAATTTTCCCTGACGAAAAAAATGCGACGGACGAAAATGGTGAGACGAAACAGCCTAAGAAACGCGGGCGCCGGCCTAAGGGTGGGAAAGTGGTCGAGGTCAAAAACATTCTTGTTGATAATATCCCAATCCCAAATATAATTTTACATTTAAAATGTAAATTATCAGATATATATGATGAAGATGGTATAAAATATGAACCAAATTTAAATGATATTCAAAATTATGATATAGATGGAACTGCGAATAATTTAAAATTCAATTTTATTGAAAATGAAGATAATACTGAAACTAATAATGATAGTGTAAATACAGGTTTCATTATTAATGTTGAAAATAAAGAAAATATAACTGTTAATGAAACCAAACAAAATACCGAATATCTTGAAAATATCAACTTTAAAAAAACTATTTCTAAAAAATTAAAAGAATTAACATACAATTTAAAACACAACAACATCAATAATCGTTCCAATTGTTTTTGGTGCACACACCCATTCGATAATGAACCTATATTTATACCCAAATATCAATTACAAGATAAATTTTTTGTTTATGGATGCTTTTGTAGTCCTGAATGCGCCTGTTCTCATTTAATGAATGAAAATATCGATACTTCCAGTAAATTCGAAAGATATTATTTATTAAATAACATATATGGTAAAATATATAACTATAATAAAAATATTAAACCAGCACCATCTCCCTACTATCTATTAAATAATTATTATGGTAATCTTGACATTCAAGAATACAGAAAATTACTTGAAAATGAAAGATTATTATTAGTTGTTGATAAACCTTTATCTCAAATATTACCAGAAGTATATGAAGAAAATGAAGACTTCCTTACCAGTGCTAGAATAGTTTCTAAAAGTGGAACTATTGGAAAAAATCACATTAAAAAATAAATATAATTATTAAATTGATATAAATAAAAATTCATATATCAATTTAATATGGATAATAAAGATTTAGATTTACTTATTCAAAATATCAGCAATGATTTTAATAGAACTCTTAAAACTAATATCTCTTGTTACTTAGAATCAATGACTAAAAATGATAATATTATAGAAAAATTTAAAGCCATATTATTTGAATTAGATGAATATAAACAATTAAAATTAGAATTTAATTTTTTAAATGATGCCTATATTGAGTTACATAAAGAAAACGAAGAACTAAAAAAAACTATCAATAATACTAAAAATATTAAATTAGATATTAATGAAAATAAAAATAGTAATGATACTAAAATTATTAACAATGATACACAAAATAATCTAATTGTTAATGATAAAGAAGAGAAAGCTGTAAAATCTGATTCACCATTCCCTAACTATTGTGGTCCAGCCCCCGATTGTGATTGTCCTACACCAGAATGTGATCCATTAGAAGAAATATTAAACAATTTTAATACAGAAACAGAAGAAGAAACAGAAGAAGAAGAAGAAGAAGAAGTAGATGAAGAAGCAGAGGAAGCTAAGGAT